AGGAACGCCTGTTAATATATCGGAAGTTACTAAAAATCTAGCGTTCAGAATTGACCAAGTCAGAGCTCCCGGTATTTCTATAATGAGCTCAGATATCAATAGATACGGTGTTGGACCGACTCAAAAAATGCCTGTAACGGCTCAATATTCGGAAGTGAACATATCGATATTGGGAGATCATTTTTGCGAATTTTGGCAGTTTTGGTATCATTGGACAAGAGCTGTATTTGAATACAATTCGGCTCGCAGTGCTGGATTTGCTAGTTACACTGTAGGATATAAAGAAGAATACACATCAACAGTTTCTATCGTTATATATGATCATTATGGAAACAAAGTTCAAGTTATCAACCTTATTGAAGCATTTCCAACAGCGATAAGAGAAGTTCCTCTTGGTTGGGGCGACCCAGGACTGATGAGAATAAACGTCGCTTTATCTTATACGGAATATACCATAGAAGAAGTCGGCGTTGGAAGCCATAATCAAAGTCAACCAACCAATTTATCTAATGGTGGCGAGAGAAATACAACAACGGATCAAGTATCTAATGTTAGATAATGGAGAAAAAATATGTCTAATTTGCCTAAAATTGAATATCCGGTTCATAAAATTAAAATACCTTCTTTGAAAAAAGACTTCCCTTTCAGACCATTTCTAGTTAAAGAAGAAAAATTATTGTTAATGGCGAAAGAAAGTCAGAATGCGGCTGATATTCTTTCGGCCATAAAACAGATCGTAAATAATTGTTGTTTAGATCAAAAATTTGAAGTAAACAAACTTGCTATTTTCGATTTAGAGTATATTTTTCTAAGATTAAGAGCAATTTCTGTTAATAACAAAATTAACGTTTCTTATAAAGATAACGAAGACAATAAAATATACGAATTTGATATAGATTTAGATAAGGTTAAAATTGTTCAACCGGAAAAAATGGAAAATGATATAAAAATTACGAACAATTCGGGCATTATAATGAAGTATCCTTCGGCTACTCTTTATGACGATGAAGAATTCTTAAATGCAACTAAAGAACATATGTTTGAACTTATAATTCGTTGTATAGATTCTATCTATTACGAAGATCAAGTTTACCAGGGAAGCGATTATAAGAAACAAGACCTTGAAGAATTTCTTGATAATCTGAATATTAAAGTTTTTGAAAAAATACAAAAGTTTCTATTAAGTGTTCCGAAACTAGAATATAAAATTCAATACAAAAATTCTTTGAATCACGATAGGGAGATTATGTTAAATTCGTTAAATGATTTTTTTATGTTTCGCTGATCCATAACAGCCTAGCGAATTATTATTCGACTTTGTTCTCTATGGTTCAGCATCATAAATACTCGCTTACTGAATTGGAAAATTTGATACCGTTTGAGAGAGACATCTACGTTCAGATGTTGATAGATCATATAAAACAAGTAGAAGAAGCAAAAGCTCAGAAAAACGGATAACACATGCCAGCATTAACAGCAGAACAACTCCTAACAGGAATCAGAAGCGATCTCAAAAGCAATTTGGGAGGGTTCAGACAGGCTGCGAATGATAATAATTCTCAGATATCTAAAATTGTAAGAGACATATCCCGAACATTTGCAACTCAAAGAGCTGATATAGCTTCTCTTGGAGATTCCATAGAAGAAAACACTCAAGAAACTAGACAGACCGCTGCAAGAATCGATGGTATGATTAGCATACTTCAAGAGAGCGTCAACATACAGATGGGTATGTTGTCAGAATTAAGAAGTATGAGTTATTATATTAGATTACTTGCGCAAGATAGCGGAGGATCTATTCTCGGAGGAGGAAGAGGCGGGTTCGCGGAAAGAGCCGTTAGTATGACAGGAGCGGCAGCTGCCGCTCTCTTAGCAGGAACTGCAGGAGAGGCGTTACTCGGAGGAGCTGGAGGAGGCGGAGAAGATGTTGGTTCAGGTAAAGTTGAAAGTAAATGGTGGACTCCTGAAAGACAAAAATACGCTGTCGATACTTTACAAAAACAAGCTGGGCTTTCAGAAATCGGAGCAGCTGGCCTGGTAGCTAGATGGGCGGGAATTGAATCTCCTGGCGGCCCTGCTTCTAAAAATCCTGATTCTGGCGCTTTTGGTATCGCTCAATGGTTAGGCGATAGACAAAAAGGCATTTTAGGAAATACTAATTTTGATGATCAACTAGCACATGTCGTAAAAGAATTAAACACAACTGAAAAAGCAGCGGCTGAAGTATTAAGAAACGCTAAAACGGCAGGAGAAGCTGCTCGTGGAGCTTCTATGTATGAAAGAGCTGAAGGATATAATTCTCAAACTGGTGTTGATTACTTTACTTCCAAAACTCCCGTAATAGATGTTTATAATCGAGTAACTCAAAATTCTCAAACAACTGTTCCACAAACATCAAATCAACAAACCCCAGCGTCAGCAACTGCTCCGGCAGCGAACGCTCAATCTGTTTCAGATTCGAATCAAAATTCTGAGTCTCAGAAAATTTCTGCGAGAGCTTCAGAAGACCCTACTCCTACTAAAAAAGACGCCGAAAGAGTCGATAATAGATCTGCCGATCAACTAGTGACAGGAAAATCTTTAGAGGGCGTCAACCCCGCTTTAGCTTCGGCATTCTTAGCTGCAGTTAAAGATTACGGAAAACCAGTTCGCGTAAATTCAGCAGTGAGAAGTAAAGAAGAACAAGAAGTTTTATGGAATAAAAAACAAAGAGGCGAAATAAAATATCCTGTCGCCCCTCCGGGAACGAGTCTTCATGAAAAAGGTCTAGCAATAGACATAAACGAAGCCATCGCAGAAGATATGGACCGTAAAGGTATTTTAGCGAAACATGGTCTTAATCGTCCCGTTCCTGGAGATCCCGTTCATATTCAATTGATGGGAACAAGCAAACATAAAGGCGAAGGTCCGACTATGCAAGAAGCGGGAATTAGACAAGAAACTCCTCAATCTCCGCCTCCGGCTGCTCCTCAAGCCACCCCTGTTTCAGGAGGAGAAGTTTCTTCGCCGACGTATAGTCAAAGCTCAATAGGAACCGACGTAAATATGATGGCTTCAATGCTTTCTGGATTCTTACCGGGAGGACTTGGAGGAATTGTTTCTGGAATTGCTCCTATGTTAACAGAGGCTTTATCTTCTATAGAAGCTCCTAATATGTTGAACCAAGCGGCGATCCAAACTCAATCAAATCAAGAAATCGCGCAAGAAAGAGCTTCCATGGAACCAGAAACTCCTTCAGCTTCTACTGGTAATCCTCCTCAAATGATTGGTCACAACAATATGGGTAACCCGCAGTATGAGTTTGAGAATCTTGAAGAATCTGATTGGCCGGAAAGATTTATGTTTAGTTTAAATCAATTGATGTATGGTATAGGCGGAATTAGATTCTTATCATAAAAAAAGGGGAGCTTGGCTCCCCTTAAATTATTCTACGGCAAGTTTCTTAAAGAATTCTAGAGACTCATCATCGTCGTCATCATCACCGGAATAATTTGGCGCATGAGTTGCCTTAAATGATGGTGCAGCTTCTTCGTCAGTCCAAGGAACTTCTTCTGCCTTAGCACGCTTTACGGGTGCAGAATCTTCGGCAAGAACCTTTGTCAAACGAGCAGAAAGTTCTTCATAAGTCTTGAAGTTAGAAGGAGCAATAAATTCCTTTAGAGAATGCTCGCTCTTCCAAACTGCTTCTAGCTTCTCGTCATCGTTCAAAAGCGGACTAGTCTTGTCAAACTCTGACTTGTCGTAATTACGATAACCCTCAACCTGACGGATCTTCAACTTAAAATTAGCACCAGCCCAAAGATCAAACGGGTTGATTGCTTCCTCGTCGGCGAACTGAGGCTCCATTGCTTCCTTCAACTTATCAAAGATCTTCTTACCATACTTGAATAGGAAAACCTTACCTTCATTAGCAGGATTACCGGAGTCAGTTACGACGTAGATATTACTAATGAAATGAAGACGACGCTTCTGCTTACGAGCGATATCCTTGTTTGCTTCGATGCCAGAGTTCCAGAGCTTAGAATTATACTCAGAAACTGGATCGTTCTTACCTAAAGTTGTTAGTGAGTTCTCAATGTACCATCCACCAGGTCCCTGAAAACCATGGTCAAAGATTCGAACAAAAGGTACATCTTCATTAGCGGGAGCAGGGAGAAAACGAATAACAGCATATCCATTACCAACCTTATCTACAGTGGGAGTCCAGAAACGGTCATCAGAAGTCTTACCTTCTCCGCCGGACATCTTATTTAATTCTGAAGTGAGAGTTTGTAGCGACTTCTTACCAGAAGATGCTTTGAGTGCCTTAAAATCTACCATATGTATTTCTCCGTATGTTTTGTATTACAACGTATGACAATATATGATGAGCATTTGTATCGCTCAACATTATTTAGTATACTCCTATTCACTAAAGAAATCAAGTAGTATTTTCTTGAACTTGCTTTTATCATATTCTATAAAAGGAGTATATTTTACGATCTTCATTTTGTATTCATCCCAAACAGGATCGTATTCCATTTGAGAATCCCAGTATTGAACAGCTTCTGTTAGATCTAGTATAATACACATAGTTTCTAAACAGATTTCGCCACCAAGATAAGTTTTAAACAATATGGGATGACCTTCTTTACAAGCCAAGTTCTTATTGAACTTAGGATCCAGTTTACCCAAATCGTTTTTGAAAATATATGAGAGAGATTGTTTTCTTTTCTTCCATTCAAGATATGTTTTATCCGAAGATTCTTCATAGGCCAAAGGTCTAGCCCATAATTTTCTATCATCTGATAGATTGGCTA